TGACAGTTAAATGGGATGGTGCACCAGCAATATTTGCAGGCACAGATCCTTCTGACGGCAAATTTTTCGTAGCCAAGAAGTCAGTTTTTAATAAAAGTCCTCTACTATATAAGTCTTCACAAGAAATAGATGGAGACGCTAGACTACCCAGTTCTCTTAAATCTAAATTTAAAATAGCACTATCAGAGTTTAGCAAACTAGGTATTAAGGGAGTTTTGCAGGGCGATCTGATGTTTACTAATTCAGATTTAGAGACAGATAGAATAGATGGAGAAACATATACAACTTTTCAGCCGAATACGATTGTTTATGCAATTCCTAAAGGCACAGTTTTAGAAAAAAGAATTCGACAAGCAAAAATTGGTGTTGTTTGGCACACTACATATTCTGGCAGAAATCTTGAGAGCATGAAAGCATCATTTGGTGCAAACATTAATTCACTACGAAAGTCAAATAGCATTTGGATGGATGATGCATCATATAGAGATGCTAGTGGAATTGCAACTTTTACCAAAACAGAAACTACTGCTATAACTGCTAAGTTATCAGAAGTAGGAAAACAATTTCAAAAAATAAATTCTTCAGAATTAACCAAATTTCTAAACATTCAAAATTCTTTTACTGGTAAGTATGTTGGTGCTAGTATTAAAACTTTTAACAATTCAAAAGTTAGAGTTGGTGCCGAGATTAAAAATCCCGCTCAACATGCGAAAGAATACTTAAAGTGGGTAGAAGAGAAGTTCGATAAAGAAAAAGACAAAGTGAAGACTGATGCTACTAAACAAAAAATAGAAACTAAGAAAGTAGAATCAATTCGTGAACTAAATAAGTTGACAGGACTATTAACTAATGTTATAATATTCCAAAATCTATTAGTATCTGCAAAAATGGACATCGTTAGAAAGTTAAACAAAGTAAAACAATTAACAAATACTTTTGTAAGGACTTCTAATGGATTTAAAGTTACCAATGCTGAAGGATATGTTGCTATTGACAGAGTATCTGGTAACGCTGTGAAGTTAGTTGATAGAATGGAATTTAGTTTTAATAACTTTACAGCAATCAAGGCATGGGATAGATGAAGACAATCGTATTCGCATTTGGAAGAATGAATCCACCTACCAGTGGACATGGTAAACTTATTCAGAAAGTCAAACAGATTGCTCAGAGAAATAGGGCTGATCATCTTATAATTGCCAGTCACTCACAAGATAAGAATAAAAATCCATTGACACCAAAAAAGAAAGTTGCACATCTAAAGAAGATGTTTCCTAACACAAAATTTAAGGCTTCAGATAAAATCAATCCCAACTTCATTAAACAGTTAGGACTATTGACAGGCAAGTTTGATAGTGTTATAATGGTGGCAGGTTCTGATAGAGTAACAGAATTTCAAAGAATTGTAGATAAGTATAATGGTAAAGACTTTACTTTTAAATCTATCAAAGTTGTATCAGCAGGAGAAAGAGATCCTGATGCTGAAGGAGTAACTGGAATTAGTGCTAGTAAAATGAGGCTGTTTGTCAAGAATAATGATTTTGCAGGATTTAAGAAAGGTTTACCACCTGGTTACAGTGGCGCACAACAACTTTTTAATGATGTGAAAACTGGCATGGAACTCAAAGAGGGAGTACATCACTCCTTTACCTCATTTTTAAAAGGATAAGTAGATGACAATTATTAACTACCGGAACGAAGTATACGAACAACTCAAAATAGACGAAGGCGTGAAGTATGAAATATACAAAGATCACCTCGGGTATCCCACCTTTGGTGTCGGTCACCTCATCACAGGCGAGGACGAGGAACACGGCAAACCACTCGGCACACCAATCAGCGAAGAAAGAGTCCAAGCGTGTTTCGACAAAGACCTCGACACATCAATCTCAGAGTGTGTTGCTCTATACGGAGAAGGGTTTAATACAATGCCCGATACAGTCCAGCAAGTCTTGGTTAATATGATGTTTAACATGGGCAGGACTCGCCTAGCAAAGTTTAAAAATTTTAGAACTGCATTAGAAGCCGAAGATTGGAAACAAGCGGCGGTAGAAGGCAGAGACAGTCTGTGGTATAGACAAGTTACGAACCGAGCAGAACGACTGATGACTCGATTGGAAGAATTGAAGCCAACACAAGTTCTCGCTTAAACGGAGAATATTATGAAGATGAGTAAGATGTTTGATTTCCCAAATTATGTTTACATGTGGGGACCAACCATGCTGTTAATGTTTACAATAGCAGGTTGTGCAGTTATGGACAAACTTCCAGATAAGTTTGACAGTATGGAGTATGGTGAATTAGTTCGTTTGAATTTGATATCAGAACAAACTACATGTTCAATAGAAGATATTAAACAAGCGTACAGAATGGCAGCCTTTTTAGATAAATATTCTGATCATAGAATGAATAGCAATAATCAAAAGATTTATGATCAGATTTTTGACTTGGTAGCAGAAATGGAATCTAGAGAGACTCCTTCCGATGCTTATTGTCGTATCAAATGGCAGAATATCAACAGCGTAACAGAATCCGCCCTTGAAGTATCAGGTAAGAGGTCCAGATAAATGAACGAAATAGAAGATCAACTAAAAATAATCGAAAAGTATCAAGACAAAGTTGCTGAACTTAATCATTTGCGCCATGAAGGCATGCTTGATAAAGACGAGTACGATGAATTAATTCAAGATTTTAAAGATGTCGATGCGATTAGAAACGATATCAAAGACGAAGAATTAAAACAATATGCAGAAGTGGTTGTCAAAAACCTAGCCAAATTGCTCCTCTAGTTTTATAAATAGTGTTATGGAAAAGACACTACAAGACTTTATTCCTTTAGACGAAGGAGTTTACGATCCAGGCATATTTAAAGCCGTGTTTTTGGCTGGCGGTCCTGGCTCTGGAAAATCTTTCATTGTCGGTCAAACTGCACTTCCCGCACTTGGACTAAAACTTGTCAATTCTGATCAGGCATTTGAACGAGCATTAGAATTAGCAGGGTTAGAGCCAACTCAAGATAACATATTTTCCAGTAAAGGACAATCTATCAGAGATCGTGCTAAATTTGTTACTAACAAAAGAAAGCAAGGATTTGTTGATGGTCGTTTAGGTTTAACGATAGACGGCACTGGTAGAGATGTTAAGAAAATACTTTCCCAGAAAACAGAACTAGAAAAACTGGGTTATCAAACTGCTATGATATTTGTGAATACAGATTTAAATACTGCTATAGATAGAGATAAGGCACGACAAAGAACGCTAGGTAAAGATCAAGTTTCTCCTATGTGGAGAGCAGTACAGAATAACATAGGGCAATTCCAACAGCATTTCAGACATAATATGTTTATTGTTGATAATTCAACTGATGCTGATTATAAAACGCAGACATTAGATGTTTACAGAAAGATTGGTGCATGGATTAGATCGGCACCGACTTCTAACAAAGCAAAGAAGTGGATTAATAATCAGATGGTTATGAAGCGATCACTAAAACCAACAAAATTCACTCGTATGGGAGAACAGTTGAACAATGCCCAATATGCATTGTCTGGAATAGGTGAAGAAGATATTGGAAGAAACGGTAGTGTTATAAAAAATCGAATAGGCAAATCTTCACAGCAAAGAAAAGCAGAGAAGAAAAAACAGAAGATCAAAACTCTTTCCATAAAAATTGATGAGAAAATAAAAGATATGGAAATGGGCGAAGTCATTAAAGATTTCTACAAAAGTGACGCCCCACAATTCAAAGGCAAATCCAAGAAAAAACGCCGAGAGATGGCTATTGCCGCCAAATTGGCTACCGAGTGTGTAGACGAAAAAGATTTTAAACCACACATGATGTACGATCCTAAAACTGGGAAAGGTTACATGGCAAAGAAGTATGAAGACCATGTAAGAATGGACAAAAAAGGATATGTACATGAAAAGCCAGAAGTAAAAGAAGCATACAAGAAATTGTCTGCACAACAAAGATTCAACAATAGATTAAAATCTAAACATGGTATTGATCTGGACGCAAATGCAAAGTACTATAAGAGCGTAGCAGACAAATATAGACAGAAAATAAAAGATGCAGAGGTCAAGAAAGAAGAGATAGTACCTCGATATATGAAGAGACCTATCGGCAAAATAGTACATAAGAAGAAGTATGAGTACGCATTAAAACTCTTAAAAGATTTGTTAGCCAGAAAGAGAAGAGAATCTGGTGGACATATGCGACATGCTGACAACTATTATGCCGCTCAAATTATTAGGTCTACATTTCCTAAGTACTTAGATAGTAAAGTACTCGTTGGCATGCTTGGAGAAACTGCCGAATATAAAGCGGCAATGGGACCAGGTAGTCACGAATGGGGAACTCCGCAAGGCACAGAATACTTTAAGAAATTAACTCCGGGTCAATCTACACAAGATGACTATAAAGAGACTAATAGCAAAGAGTTTTTAGAAATACCTAAAGACTTTGAGTTTAGTGAGGTAGAGATCGCTCAGATGGAAACTGACATCGATAACTTAACATTTGATGATATGATTAAGTTAGATATGTATGATCCAGAAGAACTGCAAGACATAGAAGATTCTGCGGCCTTCGAATCACTTCCTCCAAATGATATAAGTAGTAGTGATGAAGAGGTCCAGATCATTGAAGTTCTGTCAATTCAAGGTAGAATGAAGCGTAGATTCGCCGCTAGAAGGAATCGTCAAAAGTTGAAAGTTGCTAGAATGAGAGCATCAAGACGAGCGGCAGATCCTGCTAGAATTAAGAAAAGAGCAACTAGAGGTGCTAGAAACATAATCAAGGCAAGATTCGCTAGAGGTCGTGATATGTCTGCAATGCCGCCTCAAGAGAAAGCCAGAATTGAAGCAATGGCAAAACGATTTGCTCCTCTAGTACAAAGATTAGCCGTGAGAATGGTTCCTCAAGTAAGAAAGAATGAGTTAGCAAGAATTAAAAAAGGTAGTGCAGGAAAACCACAGAAAGCGAAGAAATTTAAAGTAAGTAAGGGCGGTAGTGCTAGTAAATATGCCGCTAAAAAATTCAAGGTAGCGAAAAAGAAATGAAGACATTTTTTGAGTTTTATGATTTTGGCTGGATCACAGAAGATAATGCGGAAGGCTTGTCTGTCGGTGGTGGACATAAGCGATCTGTCAAACAAGGTGCAGGACTCACAAAGAAAGGTGTCGAGAAGTATCGTAGACAAAACCCAGGTTCTAAATTACAAACCGCAGTTACTACTCCTCCTTCTAAGTTGAAAAAAGGAAGTAAGGCTGCTGGTAGACGAAAATCATTTTGTGCCCGTTCTCGTGGATGGACGGGAGAAAGAGGTAAAGCGGCCAGACGCCGCTGGAACTGTTAATAAGGAGAAGGATATGTGTGAGAATCCAAATTGTAAATGTGAAAACTGCACTTGCAACCCTTGCAAATGTACAGGTAGAGATTGCGGGTGCTAAATGGGTAAAGCAATACCGCCAGGTAAGTATGTTAAGAAGCCCAAATTGAAAACGGTAAAAAAGTCTGACGCAATGAAAAGACTGTGGGGTGCTGGACAGACAAAAGTTGGATCACAGGATACATATAAAGAGAAGAGTTAAATCATGTGGGATCGCATTGTAAGATATATAAAGACATTGTTTCTAGAAGAATATGTTTTAACAATATATTTTCCAGATAAAATACAGAAGAACCCAGATGGTTCTACTATTCAAGGATTTGCGCCAAAGACTTTTAATTGTAAAGCGATAAAAAAACTATCTGATAAAAATATAGTGTTTATAGACACAGATGATATACGACACGAAGTAAAGGTCACGCAACCCGTCGGGTACGATTTGAAGAAAATTTATTAATATGGAAGAAAGATGGCAGTTGATGTTTTGCTTTTTACAGGGCTTGCTGGGTATTCACACGATACCGATTTTTTAACGGGTGAACCCATATACGAAACTAGGGGTAGAACTTCTGGAAGTTACCGCCTAGCCACTTATCTAAGAGAAGAATGTGAATTAGATGTCGAGGTAATCGACTTCATGTTTTCTTGGAGAAAAGAGGAACTAGAAGAAATTATAAAATCTAGAGTTGGTGCTAACACTAAACTCTGTGGTGTAGGTGGTCTATTCATGATACACGCACCAGTTATCCAACACGCATTTGCATACATTAAAGAAAATTATCCGCATGTGACAACATGTGCTGGCAGTCAAGATATTTGGTCAATAGCACAAGTCCAAAATATAGATTACTATGTCTCTGGTTATGGAGAGTTAGGCGTAGAGGCAATAATTAAGGGTAATCCTATTTTCAAAGAAGATCAGATAATGCCAGGTGCACCTAAGTTCAAACACATCGATTGCTTAAACACAAAAGAATATAATGCATTTCCTTGGACTAAATTGTCAATTAACTATCAAGATAGAGATTACATTCTTCCTCATGAAACGCTGTCTATGGAAACTTCAAGAGGATGTAAGTTTGCATGTTCGTATTGTAACTTTCCTATTCTTGGTGTTAAAGGAGATTATACCAGAAGTGCTGAAGACTTTGAACTTGATGTTAAAAGAAACTTTGATAAGTGGGGAACCACAGACTACATTATAACTGATGATACTTTCAATGACTACATAGAGAAAATTAGAAAATATGCTGATGTTGTCCAATCATTAGATTTTAGCCCAAATTTTATGGGATACATTCGTGCTGATCTGATGACCCTGAGAAAACATGATGTTGATGAATTAATAAGAATGCGGTTCAATAGTCATATGTATGGTATAGAAAGTACCAATCATGCATCAGCGAAATCGATAGGTAAAGGCGGTAAGCCAGAAATTATATTACCTAGAATACTAGAAGCAAAACAAAGATTTTTAAAAGAAACTGGTTTCTACCGAGGAGAGATGAGTTTTATTTGGGGTCTGCCATACGAAACGCCAGAGACTATGCAAAAGACGCTTGATTGGCTAGATGAAAATTGGGTAGGTGAAGCAGTCTCCCTGTTTCAATTAAATATCATTAAGGCTGGTGGTATTACAAGAGAGAATGACATGAGCCGCAACATGCACAAATATGGTTACACTACCGCAGATCCTGCCACAGTGACTAGAGTGACCAATCAGTTTGACGAAATATTGGCAGATCCAGAAATAACTGAATATCAAAAAAGCAGAATACGGACTCAGATGCCGAATCAAACACCAGATCATCCTAGATTTAAAATTCATACTGAACTATGGCAAAACGAACATTGGGATGTTATTGGTGCATGGGTTGAAGTCATGAAAAATTTGATTGGACATAAAAGATATCTTGACAGGGGTATTCCCACATTTAATCAGGGTAATTGGCTAAGTGTGGGATTCAAAAAAGAAGATATGATGAAGACTTTTAGAGAATTGCCCAGTATGATGAACCCACCACAAGAGATGGTAAAACAATCCATTGAAGATTATAAGTATAAGAAACTTTCATGAGCATTTTGAATTTATAAATAGTATGACATAATAAAAACGATCAACGGAGATTCAGAAATGCCAGTCGAAAGGAATATACGGGAGATTCTCAGTGGGCAAGCCGCATTGAACGAGGCAGACACTAACAAAAGATTGGATATGCTTGTTAGACAGGGTTTAATGTCTCAAGCAAAATTACCTATCTTACGCAGAGGTCTAGATAAACTCAAAGGCGGGAAAGCACTTGCTCCAAATGAGAGGGATGCAGTAAATACTTTAATGAATTCATTTATGTATATTGTTCTTGGAGACGATACAGTTTTCACAAGAGCCAAGATGCATACTCAGAAAAATAAATATCAATCAGAAGAAGAACATCACGATAACCCAGAAGAACATGATGATGAGTACGAAGAAGTTCTTGCTGATGGTGATAATTTTGTAGGAGAAGAAGACTTGACAGAGAAAGATATAAAGCAACCCAAAGCAGAAGAGCCAACCGCAAATCATCCAGCAGAGACTAGCACAGAAGGAGACACATCACCGCCAACACAAGGCGATTCAGATGCTAAAGATAGAGAGCATATGTGTGTCAGTAAAATGTTCAAGAAAGACTTGGGAGAAGGCAAATGTATCCCTGGCGAACATGCTGAACCAGATGCTGATGGACATGTTGAATGGTATACAGTCATGTTTGAAAGTGGCATTGAAAAGGTATACATCAATGAAGATGATGTTGAAGTTCTTGAAGAAGCGGGACACTCGCATAAGTCTAAGAAGATGAAGTATGAAGATATGTCTAAGGACAAAGCGGGTCATACCACTGGTGGTTTCAGAATTTCCAATAAAGAAGCAGATGCCGCTAAGAGTAGATTGAAGAAAAAGCAATCAGCGAAGGCACAAGTACAAGCCGCGGCTAGAAACATTGATGAGCCTATGAAAGTGCAACTCGCAAGACGAGCCGAAAATGCGAAGAAGGCTAGGCAACAACTAAAAAAAGAAGATTATGATCTTGTAGCAGACGCCGCAGAAGTAACTTCGGAAATCGAAGAGGGCAAGAAAAGAGGCTTATGGGATAATATTCATGCTAAGAGAAAGTCTGGTAGAAAAATGAATCCTAAAGGACATCCAGATGCACCTACTGATGCTGAACTGAAAAAAGCACAGGAAGCATATGACCAGCCTGCTAAGAAAAAGCCAGTGTCTCAAATGACTCCTGCTGAAAAGAAAGAGAATGATAGTAGACGAAAGGCTTATAACGAGTTTCAAAAACAAAACCGCAAAGAAGAGACTGAAATAGAAGAGTCAGAATATTCCATGCCTGCAGAGAAGTCCAGAGAAGAAACTAAAAAGATAAAGGACAAAATGAAGGCAAAAAATAAATTAAGACCTAAAGGATACAGCGAAGAAACGGTATACACAGAAGACTATAAAACTGGTCACAAGTCTTATACTGATGCAGTTAATCACGCAATGGATCATCACAAAAAGGGTGGATTAGAATCTTCCGCAGATGACAAAGCACAACATATAGGTCTGGATTCTAAAAAGCCAGGAAAAGGTAAAACTACCCGTGTAAATCTTCCTGCTAAAGATAAAAATGGCAAGAAGCATATGGTCCACATGCAAGTCTATAACAAAGGTGGTTCACATCCATATGAGTTAAACACATACTCAAGCACATCAAAAGCATTACAAAAAGAAGGAGCATTTAAGAGAATGGCTACCGATGCTGAAGAAGATGCAAGATTGAAAGCACAGAAAAAAGCCGCTAAGACATCTAAAAATGCCGCAAATAAAGAGAAGGAAACTGATCCTGGCATAAAAGAAGCGTACAAAAAGAAATTTGATGCTATGCTGAAGAAAACTGGTAAATCTCTTGGAGACATGTCAGATGACGAGAAGAAGAAATTCTTCAAAAAAGTTGATGCATCACACACAGCGAAGAACGAAAGTTTAATTTCTTTTGACGATTTCGATCTCAAAGAATACATCACATCTAAGCAAGTTAAGATGGCAAAAGGTATTGCTTTTGACAAGAGACATAAGGGCGGAGATATGACGGGCGCCGCAAAGAAGATGGAGAAGATTAAGAAAGGTCTCTCTAATCACCCTGGCGCACAGAAAGCATTACGAAAAGCGAATGAAGAAACTGATCTTGAAGAAGGTGCTTATAGCGATGCACGAAGAGATGCCGCTAGAGATAGTCGAGGACTAGCATCAACGAAAAAAGACAGACCTGATGTAAAACATGATGCAAAGAAAGATTCGGGTCCTGAACACATTGTTCCTCAACTGCGAAAGGCTGTTAGTATAGGAAAGCATGTAACTTTTAAAGATGGCAAAAGCCATAGAGTTTCACAAGCACATGCAAGTAAATTCCTAAACAAATATCTATCTTCTAAGCCAGCAGACAAAGAAAAAATGCAGGATCACGCTCATCAAAGTCATAAACACTTTATGAAACATGTCTAAATAATAAATAGTATTAAACTTTTAAAGGAGAAACAAAATGTCAGGTTGGGGAAAAGCAGATGATAAGACATCTACTGGAACGGTAACGCTAACCGCTCCCACCGTTACTTTTAACGGTGCCAGTGCTGTTGATTCCAATACTATCACAAGTTCCGCACATCCTTTCCGTAATGGCGATTATGTCAAATACGAAGATGGAGGTGGTACTCAAGTAGTTGGTCTAACAGACACATCTAGTTACTATGTTACTAATGTAGCGACAAACACTCTACAGTTGGCGGCAAGCCAGGCAGATGCCTTGCACAATAATCCAACTGTAATTACACTTTCAGACGGTGCTGGTGCATCACACACTCTTACGCTAGAATTTGCTAGGGGAACACGAGGCAGTATTGCCGGTGGTTCAACTGCATTTACAACTGAATCCGCTACTGGCGATATTTTGGTTGTAGGCGATCAGCAAATGCAAATTCTCTCTATAGCGAGTAATACTTCTGCTATCGTAGAGAATTTAGATCGTGCTACTGCACTATCAGCATTTTCTGGACAAGCGTATACGCTGAACGAGAAACCTAATACAATTGGAGCAGACGCTAACACATTGGGCTCTTCAGTATTTGGTGTAGACAATACAGAAATTGTGCGTGGCTCAGATAACATCGTTAGTATCGGTGTTAATGAGGCTGGCGCAGGATATCTAGAAGCACCTACAATTACTGTTGCTGGTCCTACTGCAAGAACTATTGCTACTACCGCAGTAACTACGGCTTCTGATAGTATTACAATTTCTGATCACAATCTTACCACTGGTTCTAAGTTGACTTACGCTGATGGATCTGGTACTGCTCTTGCTGGTTTGTCTGATGGAACCACTTATTTCGTAATCAAGGTTGACAACGACACTATTAAGTTGGCAACAAACTTGACAAATGCAAATGCTGGTACCGTAATCACACTTACTGGAACTGGTAACAACGCTCAGACACTTACTGGTGTAACTGCTACTGCTACAGCCGCAGTTTCTGGTGGTGTTATAACAGGATATACTGTAACAGAAGTTGGTAGTGACTATCTTGCCGCTCCTGCTGTAACTGTACCTATTCCTGATAGGACTATTCCTACATCGGGTGTTACAACTGCAAACACAGATTCTATTGCATATACAGCACACGGACTTTCATCACAATTTGAAGTCAAGTATCAAGATGGTGGTGGTACTGCACTTGCTGGTTTAGTTGATAATACATCGTACTTTATATCTCATGTTGGTCTGTCTGCAAACGCATTCCGACTTGCTACAACATCTGATCTTGCCGGTGGAACTGATTTATCAACGGTTGTTATTGCTAATACATCTGGTGGATTTACTTGTGCCAACGCAACTTTAGCCGCAAATGATCGAGTAGTAATTTCTGGAACATTTGGTGGTTCGGGTTCAATATCTGGTTACTCTGATTCGACAGTTTATTTGGTTTCTGCTGTAACGGGTACATCACCTAATGTTACTGGTTTCACGCTACAAACTGAAGCAGGTGGTGCTCTAACAACTGTTGCTGGTACACCTACTGGTGTAACATACAAGATGGGTACTATCATCAATCTAACAGGAACTGGTAACAACGCACAGACTTTCGATGTTCTTGCAACTAACACTGGTATTACTCAAGGAACTGCAAATGCTAGTATGGGTGTTGGTGCCGCAGGTGATCAAGGATCAAGTGCCGCACACAGTGGTTGGGTTAAGCGAACAGAAGGAACTGGCGCGAGGGCTGGTCGAGTCCAATATGAAGTTCTAGTTGCACTCAGCAAGAACGGCATAACAAGTGACGCGGCTGACGATACCGAATTCTCAGAATAGGATTAACTAATGGCTGATTCTAAGGTATCCGAATTAACAGCGGCTACAGCAGTAGCCGCCGCTGACCAGTTTTACTTAGTTCAAAGTTCTACTAGTAAGAAACTCACAGCGGCCAATTTGTTTGCGAATGTCGCAACGCCTGTTAGTTTTTCAGATAAAATCAATATTGCTGGCACCGCTCAAACTTTGACTGGTGCTGGCACTATTTCCACTGCAAGCACAATCACATTATTAAATCCTGGTAGCAGTGGCACCTTGGATATCGGCTCTGGCACAGAGGGCCAAATCAAAATTCTTATTATGATTGCTAATTCTAGTGCGTATGTACTCACGCTAGAAGATTCACAACTTGGTCATACGAGCATACGATTTGATGCTGTGGGAGAAACTGCAACGCTGATATATACTAATAGCAAATGGTATTGCATTGGAGGTAATGCCACAGTTTCATAATAAAAAGAAGTACAAAATGATTGAGTTGAATGAAGAGAATTTCCTAGTTTATGCATTGAAGAATTATAATAGTCCCGAGTGTACAGGGATGGATGATTTTGAAGAGGATGTAAAAAGATTCAAATATCTGAAAAGATTGTTTAGACGATATGCGAAGACAGATATATTGAGTCACCGTCTTATAATAAATCACTTGATTGTTCTTTATAATGTGTTTGGTGGCGCGGCGACTCCCTTGTTGTTTTACAAAACAGACAGAGATCACTGGCCAATTTTAAAGACTTTTTTGGTATTTTTGAATAGAATGCCAATGGAACAAATTGTAACCGGTGGAGTAAGAGAAGAAGACATTCCCCTGGACTATAAGATAATAAACATACTTAGGAAAATTTAATGTCTGCCGTTGTTGATACACTAGTCGTATACAGAATACTCAGATTATTCGCACAGAAGATCGAGGATATGGATGCGTTTAAATTAGGCATAATAGACGCTGACGGCAAGAAAATCAAACAACCATCTACTAGCGAAGAGAGAGCATCCTACACTCTACTAACCAGATTCGTACTAAAAGTCAAAAAAGCATTAACTAGATCGCCCGATATGAACGCAAAAAGACTCTTGACATTTGCGGCGGCAGTTGCTATACTACGAGAACATGGTGAAAAAATAGAGGACGATGAATTAGAAGTGCTATTAGAACTTTATACCAATGACGAAGATATAGTAAAAGAAGCAGAATTATTAGAAGGATCGAATTTATTCTCTTTTAGAAACTTCTTAATCGATGATATGGCCGCTAATGCAGTTGGAGGTGGCGCAATTCATGGAGTAGGTGTAGGACCTAAGGGAGAACCTGGAAAACCAGTCAAGAAAAAGAAGAAAAGTGATCAAGAATACCCTATTCTTTTACCAATGGCAAGGCGAATAAATCAGAAGATAGCAGAACAACGCCAACGAAGAAGAGGGTAACATGCCTGAGACAGCCCTAGAAACCAAAGTTGCAATATTGCAAAACGACATGAAACAGATGGAAGGTCTGTTTGGTAGGCTTGATACTGCTATCGATAAGATGTCTGAGGTATCAAATTCAATTAATCAGTTATTGGCGGTGCATGAAGAGAGAATAGGGCAAGCCGAACGAGAGACAGAGGATTTATTTGGTCTCATGGAAAAGCGTAGAGTAGAACAAGAAGAAGCAAGCAAGGAACTCCATTCTAGAATTACCTCTCAATCTAGAGAAATACAGAAAGAGGTAAAACATGAAGTTGATCGCCTTGGTGAACTAATGACAAAACAACACGAAGAAGTAAAAGAAGTTATAGAAACTCGTAATAAGCAACAAGACGATGAAATCTCTGATCTTGAAGATAGAATCAGAAATATAGAGAAAAAGCAATGGATTGTCATGGGTGGAGCCATTGTTATTGCATGGATAGGTGCTAATATACCAGCAATTATTGAATTATTTTAAAATAATTACTTGACATCCAACCTTAAATTATGTATAATGTGGTCATATGAGTCTATACCTCGATGTTAAATATCTGAACATGATTTCTCACAGATTTGAGATTTTCAAACGAAAGGATGATTATCTCTTTAATGTGAGATGTCCCGTCTGTGGCGATTCCGCCAAAAATAAGCGAAAAATGCGTGGCTATTTCTATCGTAAACAAAACGATATGTTTTACAAATGCCATAATTGCTCTCATGGTGCGTCTTTTGGTAATATGCTTAAAATGCTAGATCAAAACGCATACAAAGAATATGTCTTAGAAAGATACAAAGATGGAGTGAGCAAGTTTAAGCCCCACAAAGATCCAGAATTTCCTGATTTTGTACCTGACTTTGATAAAAGCAAGCATAAGTTTGTGCCTGACTTTGATAAGAAAGAGAAGCCTCCGTTTAAGAAATCTTCACCCGCTCGTATGATTGATCGAATCATGGATAGAGTTGACAATCTTCCATATGATCATGAAGCGGTAAAGTATTGTGAAGAGAGAAAAATACCTAAGCAAGTTTTTGATCGACTCTATTACATCGACAATGTGCAAGATGTAATTCAGTTGAATGATAAGTATAGAGAGAGTATAAAGACAAAAGAGCCTAGATTAGCAATACCGTTTTTTGACCAGCGCGGTCATTTGATGTCGGTAACACTAAGAGCGATGCGAGGAGAAACATTGCGATATATCTTAGTGAAAGTTAATGAAAGGGCTCCTACAGTATTTGGTTTAGATGAAGTTGATGTTTCTGAACCCATACTGGTTGTTGAAGGACCAATAGATAGTTTGTTCTTAGAAAATGCTATTGCAGTATCTGGCACATCTTTCTCCAAGATAGATGAGTTAGATTTACCACAAGAACAAATGACTATAGCCTTTGATAATCAGCCAAAGAATAGTGAAGTCTGCAAGTTGATGAAGAAGTATATCGATTTGAACTATTCGATTTGTATCTGGCCGAATGACATAGAAGGTAAAGATATAAATGACATGATAATGAGCGGTATGACTACTGAAGATATTTCTAATTGTATTAAAGAAAATACATTTCATGGTCTATCTGCTCAAATGAAGTTAACCGATTGGAAAAAATGTTAGGAGAAAATCAATGGAATTTTTAAAAAATTTGTGGAATAAGATTTTCAACTTCTTAGATTATAATAAAGATGGCTCAGTAAACAAACAAGATGCGACCGATGCCGTTGATGATGTGAAAGAAGAAGTTGCAGAGACTAAGGCAAAAGTCAAGAAGCGAGTAAAACGGATCAAAGAAGAAGTTCAAGATGTCAAAGATGCCGTTTCCGACGCTGTTGATCAACTAGGTGATATTGCTGATGCCGCTAAGGGCAAGCCTAGAAAAGGAAGAAAGCCAAAGGCTAAGAAATAGTGCCAGTTGCTTCAAGCGAGGTAAAAAGTTTTTGGCCGCTCGCTTGGCCTTTTGATCAAATTGTACCAGAGTTACCCAATAGCGGTAGATTACTGGAAATAGGACCTTACTTAGGTAAATCAACTATTTCTTGGGCAGAGCAATTTGCCTCTGCTGGTTACATGTATGATATTCATACTGTTGATGCCTTTCGTGGTATTCAAGGTGACGCTGGTGCAGACTTTACAAATGTTGATGTAGAATTTTTAAAATCTCGCAGTATTTCTGAAGAAGATCATCTAGAAACTTTTAAGCAGAATGTAGAGGGCTGGTCAAATATATCTTGGGAAAAAGCAGTATTTGATGAGAACTATACACCACCTGCAGGATTTGAAGATCCAACAGTTATATGGTATGATGCACTACATTCATATGAAGCAGTAACTAAATTTATAAATTGGACTAATGATAAATCTAGTATAGTAATTATAGATTGTTATGATGATCACCATCCAGGCACGAAACAAGCCGTTGATGAAGCAACGCAACTAATGAAGGTCTACGAAGAATCCTTTAAAGGAATAGTAGTACTTAAATAAAATAACTAGGACTATATTATGAATGAAGTGAGTTTAGTGGCTCTTTCAAAGCCATCAGCATACACAGATTGCCTTACTGCTGGAGAACTAGTCGCATATGCGGCAAGAGTAAGCAACCCTGGTAATCAAAACAATACTAAGACAGCACCCGGACTGTTGAAGTATCTGATTAAACATGAACACTGGTCTCCTTTTGAGATGGTTCATATGACACTGGAGATAAAAACAACCCGTGATATAGCACGGCAAATTCTTAGACATCGAAGTTTTAGTTATCAAGAATTTAGCCAAAGATATGCTGTATCTGATGAATGGGTAACACGGGAAGCGAGATTACAGGACCCTCAGAATAGACAGAACAGCATTGAACTTGATGAGGGTGCTAAAGAAATTGAAGAAACTTGGAGAATGAAGCAGACAGAGGTAGTGCGTAAGATTAAAGAAGTCTACGAATGGGCACTAAACTCTGGAATAGCAAAGGAACAAGCCAGAGCAGTTTTACCAGAGGGTAATACTGTATCGACATTATATATGGCAGGTTCTTTACGATCTTGGATACACTATTGTCAGTTGAGAATGGGCAACGGTACTCAGAAGGAACATTCTGAAGTTGCTGAAAAATGCTGGAACATAGTTACGCAACATTTTCCTGAAATCAAAAAGGCAATAGAGGGTTAGAACAGATGGCAAAAGAGGATTTTTTAGGTATCCAGATAGATCGGGCGAGAGATGGGTTGTTTGATAAACTTGGCATACAACGATTACAAGAAAGTTATATGCGAGAAGATGAAGAAAGTCCTCAAGAAAGATTTGCTTTTGTAAGTAAACATTTTTCTTCTAATGAAGAACACGCACAAAGACTTTACGAATACTCAAGTAAGCATTGGTTGTCGTACAGCACTCCCATTCTATCATTTGGTAGAAGCAACAAGGGTATGCCTATCTCTTGTTTTTTAAATTACATTAACGACACAGCGGAGGGATTAGTTGAAAACCTTTCAGAAACGAATTGGCTCTCTATGCTTGGCGGTGGAGTTGGGATTGGTTTTGGCATACGGTCTAGTGACGATAAGTCTACTGGCGTTATGCCTCACCTTAAAACATATGACTCCTCCTGCTTGGCATATCGTCAGGGAAAAACTAGACGCGGTTCCTACGCTACCTATCTTGATATTAGTCACCCTGATATCATCATGTTCCTTGAGATGCGAAAACCTACAGGAGACCAAAACATTAGATGCTTGAATTTGCATCATGGTATCAATATATCAGATAGATTTATGGAACTCATAGAAAGATGTATGGGTGATGAGAACGCAGACGATAGTTGGCGACTCATTGATCCACATTCTGGTGTTGTAAAAGATACTGTATCTGCAAAAGCATTGTGGCAAAGAATATTAGAGATGCGTATGGAAACTGGTGAGCCGTATATTCATTATATTGACACCAGCAATCGACATTTACCAGAATTTCAAAAAGAAAAGGGGTTAAAGGTACATCAATCAAATCTCTGTTCAGAGATTATTCTACCAACAAATAAAGATAGAACGGCTGTTTGTTGTTTGTCTTCAGTAAATCTTGAGTACTATGATGCATGGAGTAAAGATTCCATGTTTCTCAAAGATGTAGCAGAGATGCTAGATAATGTACTCCAGTACTTCATAGACAACGCTCCAGACGAAGTTAGCCGTGCAAAGTACTCAGCACAACAAGAACGCTCTATAGGAATAGGAGCATTGGGGTTTCATGCATATCTACAGAAAAAGAGTATTGCATGGGAAGGGATTTTTGCAAAGAGTACGAATATCAGATTATTTAAACTTATAAGGAGTAAACTGAATGATGCAAACTTGGAACTGGGTAAAGAAAGAGGCGAGGCTCCTGACGCAAAGGGGACAGGCAGAAGATTTAGCCATGTTATGGCTATCGCTCCTAATGCTAGTTCTTCTATTATTATGGGAAACACCTCGCCGTCCATTGAACCATATCGTGCAAATGCTTACAGACAAGACACATTATCGGGAGCGTATCTCAATAAGAATAAGCATCTGGATGCTCTCATTAAAGATAAGGCTAAAGAAAATAGCAAAATCGATTATGATGAAGTTTGGTCTTCAATAATTGCAAATGATGGCTCAGTACAACATCTAACAATATTAGATGAGAATGAAAAAGAAGTTTACAAAACGGCAATGGAAATAGACCAGAGATGGGTAGTAGAACATGGATCTACGAGACAGGAGTGGATCGATCAAGCACAATCTTTGAATCTATTTTTTAGACCAGATGTGAATATTAAGTATTTACATGCCGTACACTACATGGCTTGGAAGCAGGGCTTGAAGACTTTATATTATTGCAGGTCAGAAAAACTAGGCAAGGCAGATAAAGTTTCTAAACGAATTGAGCGAGAGGTTATCAAGGAAATAGATATGTCCTCACTCTTAAACGAAGATTCTTGTCTGGCTTGCGAAGGATGATAGAAGTACCTGTAGATAAAAGAATTGCCGTTGTAGTATCTGGTGGTTGGGACAGTGCTGTACTTTGGTACATGGTAAAGCGAATCTGTCTAGAAAGAAAGCAAGAATGTACCGCATTTACTGTACCGAAAATCGATGGTGCAGAACATTATGCTAATAAAGTATTGCGATGGGCATCAGATAGATTGAACTATGAATTTGCTCCTACTAGGATAGTAGGACAGATAACATCTGATAACCCATCTGATTATGTTACAAGTGGCGCATACGAAATATTTGAAAAAGGATATGCAGATTTTTTATTTAATGGCATGAACAAATATCCGCCCAATCAAAGAGATATGATGCCAGAGGGGTACCCACTACCAAATGACAGATGGGTACCAAATGAGAAGACAAAAGATTATGTTGCACATCCTTTTGCTGATATGACTAAAGATCAAACCATTCAGTTGGGATTTGATCTAGATATTGCCATGGATATTATGCCGATAACTCATAGTTGCACAGAGTTAGACAGAGGCAGATGTAATAATTGTTGGTGGTGCAAGGAGCGAGAGTGGGGCTTCAAGCAAATAAGGAAAACAGACATTGGAAGAGAGTAAAATGACACCCAAAATTTCTAAATTAACAGACGAAAGAACATATTTTAAGCCGTTTAATTATCCATGGGCGTATGAGGCATGGTTAAAACATGAGCAATCTCATTGGTTACATACAGAAGTACCTATGTCAGAGGATGTGAAAGATTGGAAAGAAAGGTTATCTAAAGAAGAGAAATCATTTCTTACTAACATATTTCGATTCTTTACACAAGGTGATATTGATGTAGCAGATGGATATGTAACTAATTATTTACCATATTTTCCACAGCCAGAAATTCGTATGATGCTATGTGGATTTGCCGCAAGGGAAGCATTGCATGTAGCCGCATATTCACATCTGATCGAAACAGTTGGAATGCCAGAGTCTACATATAACGAGTTTTTAGAATATAAGGCTATGGCAGACAAGCACGACTATTTTGTTGGACTGTCTAAGGCGAATGGATCTAAAGAAAGCGTGGCTACAAACATAGCCGCTTTTAGTGCATTTACCGAGGGTATGCAGTTATTTTCTTCATTCATTATGCTATTGAATTTTCCAAGACACGGTACTATGAAAGGTATGGGTCAGATTGTTACATGGTCTATTGTAGATGAAACAATGCATGCCGAATCTATGATTAAGTTATTCCGTCAATATATAGAAGAGAATAAAGAGATATGGAATGACAAACTAAAGAGTCAGATTTACACTATCGCTGAAAAGATGGTAGAACTTGAAGACAAGTTCATTGACCTAGCATTTGCTATGGGACCTATGAACAATTTGACTTCAGAAGGAGTCAAAAAATATATTCGGTATATTGCCGATAGAAGATTGATCAGCCTCGGAATGAGAGGCATTTTTAAGGTAAAAAGAAATCCTTTGCCATGGGTAGAAGAGATGATCAATGCTCCCACCCACACCAATTTCTTTGAGAATCGGGCGACTGATTATGCAAGAGGTGCTTTAACGGGTCAATGGCAGGATGTATGGGGTCAAGCGTGAAAGAAAAATTTATAAAATATTTTAGTAAGATTGCAGAAGAGACTGCCAAGTTATCTTATGCAAAGAAATTGAAAGTTGGATGTGTCATAGTAAAAGATAGACGAATTCTATCTATTGGATATAATGGTACTCCTAGTGGATGGGATAACCAGTGTGAGACTTCGGGTGGTGGTGAATTTTCTACACCAGATGCTTGGAGAACAAAAGAAGAAGTTATCCATGCAGAAGCAAATGCATTGATGAAACTCACACAATCAACGGAATCATCTGAAGGATCAGTCATGTTCGTTACTCACATGCCATGCATTGAGTGTGCAAAATTGATATATCAAGCAGGTATCAAAGAGATATATTATATCAATGAATACAATGCAAGCAAGGGTACTGGAGCAGATTTTCTAGACAAAGCAGGGATAGCAGTATGTCAAATCCCAGGGTAATCGAGTGTGTTTCATGTGATGCATCATTTAAAGTCCAGCATGAAATGATTGAACACTATTACTCTGTTGAGTATTGCCCATTCTGCGGTGCAGAATTAGAACTAGAAGAAGAACTTGAAATGACATATGATGAAGACGAGGAAAATGAAACTTAAAGATATAGTATTAGTTAGCGGTGGTTTTGATCCGCTTCATAATGGACACATACAACTATTTAAATCTGCGGCAACTTTAGGTCACGAATTAGTAGTTGGTCTCAATAGTGATGAATGGCTAGTGAGAAAGAAAGGCAAAGCATTTTTGGCTTTTGAAGAGAGAAAAACTATTGTTGAGAGCATAGGGTGTGTTGATTATGTTTGGGCATTTGATGATTCCGATGACACCGCAGACAGATTCCTAAAAAATGCTAGAGAGCATTGGCCAGAGAACATCATAATTTTTGCAAACGGTGGTGATAGGAACCAATTAAGCACTCCCGAAGACTGTGAAATTTATGACATTATACCACAATATAATATAGGTGGACAGAAATCTAACAGTAGTAGTACAATATTAAAAGAATGGACAGCAAACAAAACTAAGAGAAAGTGGGGTTCATATCTAGAATTGCATGAAGATGATCGAGTGAAGGTCAAAGAACTTACCATCAAGCCATTTAGTGGCATCAGTTATCAGAGACACTTTTTGAGAAGCGAAGTATGGTTTGTGAGTCATGGAAAATGTACAGTCAGGCACAGCCAAGGTACCGCTACATCTTATACTATGCATAATCTCAGAGAAGATGATGTATTCACCGTGAGAGCAAACGAGTGGCATCAAATTGATAATCCCTATTCTGAACCATGCAAGATAATAGAAATTCAATATGGAGAAGAGACAGATGAGGATGACATAGAGCGGTATGTCTATGGCTCTGGTCCTATCTAATGTTATGGACAGCGAA